GTAAGAAAGGGTCAAAATGGCGGAATTGACTAACCTATCCGAAGCAGATGTATTGGCTTTAGCGAAGGCGGCAGATGAAGGCACGGAACTCGCGCCCACTCTGTCACAAGTTGAAGCGGTAACAGAAACTAAGGAGACGGCCAGCGGCGATACCTTGGAGACACCCGCGACTCCCGAAACCACCGAAACTAAATCCACATCGAATGATGTGGTGACGGATGAAGTCCCTAAGACTGAAACCGTATCAACCAAAAGTTCTTTAACAACGCAATCTGATGAATCCAAGTCGGAGTCGGCTTCCGAAAAGAAGCCAACACGATATGAGAAAGCAAAGTCGCGTCTTGAAAAGGAATGGGAAACACTGCGAGCAGAGAAAGCCAAGTTGCAGGCCGAGCGGGAAGCCGCCCAGGCCTCGGTTGGAAAAGCTGCTGCGCAGGAGAAACAAACTTCAACTCGCAAGTTTAGCGCGGAAGATTATCGGGAAGCAGCAAAGAGCTACCGTGATGAAGGCCGCGATGATCTTGCAAAACTCGCTGAAAACAAAGCCAGCGAGATTGAGGTTGAGTACAGGAAAGAGCAAGAGGAGAATGTCAAAGGCGAGCTAAAGTCCGCCTGGGACAAGAACCTTTACGAAGAGGTCGAGGCTAACCCCGATCTCAAAGACTCTTCCACCAAACTTTACAAGGCGGTATCGGAGATGCTACAGAACCACGCCATCCTGCGTAATTACCCAGCGGGGATTAAGGATGCGGTGGGCATCGCCAAGATTAGGCTTAAAGCGGAGTCCGCCTCCGATTTGGAAAAGAAGGTTGCAAAGTATGAGTCAGAATTGGCTCAACTTAGAAAGGCCACGACACCGGCAAGCGGTCAGCCTTCTGCACCCGCCCGACAGAAACAGTTTCACGAACTGTCCAGCAATGAACAGGAAAAGGAGTTGTTACGAATGGCAGCGGAAGCAGACAGGATGGGAGTTTGATAGGTTAGTGGTACAGGAAAAATAAAATGGCTAATGTTACTACAGGCTCTGTCTCTTCACAGTTTCAGGCCTTCTTCTCAAAGTCACTCTTAGAGAGGCAAATCCCCTTGCTCCAGATGGAGCAGTTTGCCCAAAAGGTTCCGTATCCGACGAAAACTGGCGGGAATCGCACGGTCCGCTTTTTTCGTTTTGACAACCCAAGCATTGCTTCAATCATCTCGCTGTCGGAAGGCACGAGTCCTACTGCTGGTACGGGCGAGCGTCAGCTCACCCTCTCCACAGTGGAAGCCACGTTGGAACAGTTCGGATCTAGCATCGTCCTCACCGATGTATTGCTGGCCACCGAGCTATTCAATCACTTGGCCCAGGCTACTAAGCAACTCGGTGAAGATGCAGCTCTCCATGCCGACACCCTCTCGCACCGCGCGTTGGTGTTGAACACGACTGCCTCCACGACTGCTGGTACGACTGTCTCCACATCGTCCTACGTGCGCTACGCACAGAACGGAACCAACGGAACCAACTTCCAAGCGGCATCCACGGCTAACGCCGCGATGACTGCTTTGGATCTTCTGGATGCCGCGACTGCCCTCAAGGTCAACCGCGCTCCTAAGATCAAAGATGGTTACGTCCTCGTTGCTCCTCCTCAGGTCACTCGTGACTTGATGAACGACGATGACTTCCTTCGCGTTTCGTCCTACAGCACCCCCGAAGCCATCTACAAAGGTGAAGTCGGTCGTCTGTTCGGCGTGAGCGTAATCGAAACTACCAACAACTTAACGGCTGGTACTGCCGCTTTCGGTGTAAACACCGAGGCAACCGGCTCTAACTTTGCAAGCATCGTACTCGGTGGGCAAGCCTTCGGCGTGCCTCACATGACAGCGGTTGCGGCCACTGGCTCGCCTTACGCGCCTAAGGTCACAATCCTCGATGCTCCTGACAAGTCGGACATCTACGGTCAGCGCACCATCGCATCGTTCAAAACCTTCTACACTGCGAAGCAATTGAACCCTGCGTTCTATCGCGTTGTCTGGTCGAAGTCTAACTTCGCCTAAGTTATCTATATGGGAGCCATGCTAGTAATCGGTATGGGTCCTCGGAAAGCTGGGGAGGGTAAAACCTCCCCAGCCTCTTCCAGCGAGAAATCTATGCCCAAGGAAGGTCTTGTTCGCTTGCCTATGTCCATGCTTGAGATGGATGGTGGTGAAGGCGAGATGACTCCTCCAGAGGCGGGTGACTCGGTGGAACTCACTGGCACAGTCGAAAAGGTTGACGGCGATACTGTATTCGTCCGCATCAATGATGCGATGGCAGAAGCAGAGCCGATGGCTGAAGTAGATGAAGAGTCAGAGATGTCCGAAGAGGATAAAATGCGTAAGTTGGCAGAGGAAGCTGACGAGGAAAGCTACAGCTAATGCCGATCTACCAGTACACCGACACCCGTAACGGATCAGTCGTTGAACTGGAGAAAACGGTTGCTAAGAGGGATTCGGTCCCTAGCTATCTGAGAAGGTCGACTGTGCCACAACGTTTGACAGTATTTGGAACGGGAGAATCCCCGACCGATCCAACGCTGTCGAATACATCAACAATTATGAAGGGGTACTACAAACAAGAACAAAAACTTGGGAGTAGGTTCAAAAGCGACTTTAGCGCGGATCAAGTGAAACGTGTCTGGGGTCGCAAAGGAGACTAATATGTCAGATAGAAATGTTCGTAGCGGACAACTTGCCAAGAGCAGGCCGTTTAAGGTGAATAGCAAAGCCGAGACACAGCTTGTGGAAATCACCAGCGTGGCTACTGGCGGAACATTCAGCACGAATGCTACCAGCACTGGCGCATTGTTGCTCAAAGTAAACGGAACAGCGGTAAAGATTCCGTTCTACACAGCGTAATTATGTCCCGCGCTTTAGATAAATTCCAGGGTGGAAATGGTTTTACCGTTGGCACTGCTGGAACTGCTGCGTCTGGCTATTGGGCAATACAGATGCTTGCCGACACCACGTTTACTACTATCAGCGGAAATTTCGATGGTACGCTGACAGGTATATCAATTGGTTCCGGCAACATCATCTACGGCGAGTTTAACAGCTTTACGGCTGGAACTGGCCGAGTGATTGCCTACAAATCGGCCTAATGGAATTAGCAGTCAACCCGCCAAAGGTTCAAGTCCTTGGCGGGTGATTGCATTGTAATTATATGCCAAGACTATCTCTAGGATTGGGAGCGCAAAACATCCGCAAGGTTGGCGGAGCCGCACCCAGCGGGATTCCTACGGCAACTACGAATACTATCAATATAAGCTCCACAGAAATTGGATTTAATAATACTTTTAATAAAAATACACCAAGTAGTTGGTATGATGTTTCCTTTGATGATGAATTTAGATTTTACAATTCTCGGTGGGAAGTAGGATATCAAAGTAGTGTCTACCTTTTTAATACATTACCAAACCAAACAGAAGACTACATCCCTCTAACTGGTTGGAGTCCAGCCGACACAACAGTAACAGTTGTAGCATAACCCTCACCGCCGCTTGATGAACCACACCTAGCGTGTTAAACTAAAAAGGACAAATATATGGGCTGGCAAACTAACCGCATCTTGGAGACTATTGGTACTGCCACCGGCGGTACGCAAAGCATTAACTTTAACCTCGAAGCAATCGAGGCTTTGATGGTTACATTGCAGGCTGACGTTGCTGATGGCATTCGCCCTCCCAACTCTACAACTGGCGGAACTGGTCCTACCGACTTCACCTCGACTAGCTACGGCACGATTGCAACGGCAAGCACTGGCAGGCTGGGATGCACGATCTTCAATTCTGGCCCAGGCACGCTCCATGTAACCTTAGGCACAGCGACAACCAGCACATCAGTTTTCACGGCTAGACTAAGTGCTGGAGACTACTACGAAGTTCCATTCAACTACACTGGCCTGATTGGCGGTATCTTTGCCACGGCTGGAACTGCTGAAGTGACGCAGTTGAGCTAGGAGTAGGCGATGCCTCTTTTCAAAAGCCTAGACACAGGCCTTCAAACTCTTGGAATTTTTCCAAGCATAAGAAAGTTTGTAATTGCCGTACAAGATGTAACAAATTCAGCAACATTTACAGACTCGACAACTTTACAAGCTGATTTAATTGCTGGTGCCACTTATGATTTTGAAACTCTTGAGCTTATTGGCTCTAGTGCCTTCGCAACAGCGGGGGCACAATCACAGTTAGCTTATACTGGAACTGGTACTTTTTATGGGGCAAAATTTAGGGGTGGAGCATCAAGCGTTGAGCCTATAAATAATGCCCCAAGTTGGGGCGGTTCTAGCGATAGCGTAAATGGTGCCTCAAATGAACCAACAAAATCTTTATTAGTTCAAAGGTGGGGTAGAATTGTTACAAGTACATCAGGTGTGCTGAAAGTACAATTTAGACAATCAACCGCAGTTGCGGCTCATTTTGCAAGATTACACATAGGCAGTTATTTGAATGTTGATCGGGTAGCCTAATGCCCCTCCTCCTCCTCACCCTCTTGCTCTGCTCCTGCTCGCCTAAGCCAGCGGACAGCAATGTGCTGCCCCGCTACTCGGACATGGGTGCTGCGGAAGACGCTGGTAATGTCAAATGAAACGGATCTACTCATGGATGCTACGAACTGGTTTACGATTCTTGCTGACGGGCAACGATTACGCTTGTTTCAAAGAGGCGTGGAAGTGCGCGGAGGAAACCAACAACCGCTCCGTTGGCCTAAAATATATCGGCTCAGTCAAGCACCTCTTATCGGTCAACCGCTCGATACGCAAGATGGTGCAGGACGGGCGGGATCGGGACGAGATTACCGCCGCCTTGGTTCACTTAGCCGTCAGCCTCAAATACTTGGAGAGTCGCAATGAGCAACGAGCAGATATCTGATTTGCGGGTCACTTTGGCTAGGTTAGAGGAGCGTCAGATCCAGCTTTTCTCCATGGTTGAAACCTCACTTGCAAACTACGCAGATGTTGCTAATAGATTGAGTGCGCTGGAACACTTGCGGACGAAGGTTCTGGCTGTAGCTGGGTTGATTGGGCTGGCTTGCTCAATGGCCTATGATGTCCTAAAAAACCGCTTTTCTAACTAGGGGAACAATAAATGCCCACACTTGGAACACAGAACATTAGCACTAGCTATCCACAGCTTCTCAAGACCTTTGGGACTGGCGGGCTGGATGGCACGCTTCAGGTCATTACCGATGGGGATAACACCTCCTCGGCTCTGTCTGTGTCCACCTCTGGCGTGGCCAGCACCGGCAGCCTTGAAGTGGTGGGAACCAGCCTGCTGACGGGTGCAGTCACCTT